GAATTGTGTGGGACTCTCCTGCAACTGCAATTTCAGCCTCGTTCTGAGGTTGGAACCACATGCGTTCTAAGATGGTCATATGTAGAGGACTTGAGAAGATTAATCTCTGTCTCCCTTCCTGGATCTTCTCACGTGTATGAAGTTCTCCTTTTACAAAGAGCTTATACACAATGCCAGTTATCCTAAGAAGGTCCCATCCCACATACTGTGATAGGTCTCCTTCTATGATCATCTCGGTTAGCCTACGGACCTCCTGTTTCAGAGTTTCGTGTGCAACATCAACGACACCCTGATTGTCAGATGCGAGCCTTTCCCAAAGCGCTCCAGGTGATTTGTCCGTATCCATCGCTTCCAATGCTTCCCTAAAAGCTCTGTCAAACTCTTGTTCTCCGTCACTGTCATACCACTTCTCGAGGAACTTTGGCACATCAGTCACAGGATACTTACTAGCCACTTCTCTAACTATATGGTCCGGGACTGTGTAGGCAGCCACGTTCAAGTTAGAGGCTTGTTGCAGAAACGACTGACGTTCTGCTGGCGCTCCTGTAGGTGGAAGCATCATCTGCGATGCGTACTCCTCAACTATTGACCCTTTGAGGTTTTCGTTGATTTTGACTTCCCTCGCTTCTTTCGGAGGTTTGATGGCGCAGCCGATTTTGCCTCCATAAGCCCAGCTATCATCAAGGCTAGCTGTCCAATTTGGACTTCTAAAAGTCCAATCCGGTTTAGCATACCTGGTTCCTGTTGGTTCATGGATGACAACATCTGGCCTTTCTGGGTCTTCGGCCCTGAAGGGGCTTGTTGCCCAGTCTGGGTTGTGGAAGTAGCTGTATCCGGAGAGGTACTCTGTGTCGGAAGTTGGGGCTGAGTCGTTTCCTTCTGAGCTCCTTTCTTCTTCTTGTTCCTCTTCTTCTTCGCCGCTACCTGACCCTGTGGATTCGATGTCGTCATGGTTTTGTCGGCCGCCCCATGTGGACCAGAAATGCCAACCTTCTCCTCGTTCACTGTCTGTGTCACTGTGGGTGAAACTTCGGG